CTTTTCCTTTGACCAGGGAGAGGGTCAAGATACCCCAAATAACCTATTTTAGCCAAATGATTGAGGAACTAGCACGCTGGGAACGTGTAAAAGCAGAATGCGAGGCCAGCATAGATAAGCACGGCGCTATACTGGAAGCACAAACCGACCGAGGCAAACCAGTACTAAGAAAAAACCCAGCAATGGAAGCACTAAAGCAGGCAAACGCCGAAATAGATAAACTTCGAAAAATTGTTGGCGATGCAGTTAACCTGGACTGAATCTATAATTGAGCGCTTTTGCGTCTTAACTGAGGACAGCGGAGCCGGCCAACCAGTAAAGCTTATGGAATGGCAGCGTAAGCTTATACGCGACGCTGAGGGCAAGCGCATGGTTTGGCTGGAAATACCACGTAAGAACGGTAAGAGCGCTTTTATCGCTATGCTAGCAATAGCTCACATGCTCAAAGGATTTAAGGAAGGGACCAACCCGCAGGTAGTTCTAGCAGCTGCAACCAGGGAGCAGGCCGGTATCTTGTTTGGCTACGTCCGCAACATGATTTTGCTTAACCCGGAACTGCAAAAGGTCCTGGAGCCATACCGTAAGGAAATACGGCTAAAGGGCAAGCCAGGCTACCTAAAGACCATTACTAGCGACGGCGGCAGTAACCACGGACTAAACCCGTCTTTTATCCTTTGCGATGAAATACACAGCTGGAATGAGGTAAAAGGTCCCGAACTGTGGGAAGCCCTACGCACGTCCATGGCCTCACGCCCTAGCCAAATGGTGGCAATTACCACGGCCGGCAGCGCTTACAGCTTTGCCCACAAGTGGCACGAATACGCGGAGCGAGTAAAGGAGCAGCCAAGTATAGACCCTAGTTGGCTAACTATCATTTACGGGGCTACGGACGAGGAAGACCCGCACGACCCGAAGGTATGGGCCAAGGCTAACCCGTCCCTGGGTATAACGGTTACGTTACAATATCTTGAGGAACTAAGCAATACAGCCAAGCACGACGAACCCACGCTACTAAGTTTACGCAAACTGCACCTTAACCAGTGGGCCGGTAGCGCCCAGCCTTACATTGAATTAGGTAAGTGGCTAAAGTGTGAAGGTCCCAAACCTAAAGGCGTGGATAAATGGCGCTGTTTTTTAGGGGTTGACCTTGCAGCTGTTAACGACTTTACAGCCTATGCGGTAGTTTACTTTAATGGAGAACGCTTTTATACGGTCCAGTATTACCAAATTACCGACCACGCCATGACAAAGCGCAAACAAAAGTACCCGAACCTAGCACGGAACTGGATAAAGAATGGCCAGCTGGACATGGTGAAGGGTGAGGTAACCACAACCGACCACCGCATAGCAATGATTGAAAGCATAATTGACAAGCACCCGGTCGAGGGAATTTTCTTTGACCCGTGGAACGCAGCGGAAACCGTGGAGCGTTTACGCAGCAAATACGGCAAGCAGTTTTGTTACGAGGTCCGGCAGTCGGCCCTTATGGTAAACGAGCCTATGAAGCTACTTTACCGAATGGTTACCACGAAAGGCATAACACACGACGGCAACCCGATTACCGCCTGGATGATTGCCAACACGAGCTTACACATTGATAAGAACGATAACTGGACCTTTCAAAAGGACAAGGCACCGGACCGCATAGACGGCACGGCTGCGCTAATTACGGCGCTAGCTGGCTATGTTCACAATGCTAGCACCGGAATGTCGACGTATGAGGAATTAGACATAATTTTTGTGTAACTTTGTGTTATGGCATGGTATGACCGTATAAAGCGTAGTGTTAGTGGCGTAATAAGCCCTAAGCCCTGGCTAATCAATCTTTTTGGCGGTAACACTACGTTAGCGGGCGAAAATGTAAGCAGCACAAACGCGCCAAAGGTGAGCGCTTTGTACGCCTGCGTTAACTTAATCGGGAACACAATAGCCTCACTGCCTTGGCAGCTGTTCCGGGAAACCGAGCAAGGCCTACTATTTCAGCCAGGGCTTATTAACGACCTGGTAAGCAAGCGACCAAACGAGGCCTACAATAGCTACGATTTCCGTAAGGCTATGTTAACGCAACTTTTGTTGCGGGGTAACGCTTACGTACTGCCGGTACGTAGCGGTAATAACCTAGCCGGCCTGGAGCTTATCGATACGGAACTGGTAACGGTAGATACCACCAGCGGCGAACTTATTTACCAGCTGCACCTACGCAACGGTATTAACCTGCGCCTAAACCCTAACCAGTTAATACACCTTAAATACTGGTCCTTTGACGGCATTAACGGAGTTAGCCCGATAGTTTACGCCAAAGAAATAATCGGTACATCAATGGCCGCAACTGCCCACATGGGCGGCTTCTATGGTAACGGGGGTATGCCTAAAGGCATTTTACAAATTCAAGGCACTATAAGGGACGCGGACCGCGTTAAGCAAATAGGCCGACAGTTCGACGAACTGAATAAGGAGTACAAGGGGCGGACCGCTGTTTTAACTGAGGGGGCAGAGTACAAGCCGGTAGCTGCGAACTTTCAAGAGAGCCAGCTAATCGAAAGCTTACGTTTTAGTGTTGAAGAAATATGCCGCCTCTACAGCGTCCCCCCGCACAAAATTGGCCACATGGACGGCGCAGGATATGCCAACAGCATAGAAGCACAAAACGCGCAGTTTGTCAGCGACTGCATCCGTCCGCTAATTGAGGTAATCGAAATGGAATTTACCAACAAGCTGCTAAGCGGCAACCGTGTGTTCCAGCTGGACCTGAAGGCCCTTATGCGTGGCGACATCACAACTGAGGTACAGCGTAACGTCAATTACTGGAACATAGGCGTAATGAGCGCCAACGAAATACGCCGCACTGAGGGCTTGGCACCTATTGAGGGCGGCGACATATATAACAAGCCCATGCATATGGGCAGCACAGACCAACAAAATGGAGAAGGAAATACGCAGCCGGACGATACCGGTAACGGAAAGTAATACCGTAGAAGGCTACGCCCTTAACTGGAACGAGTACGACATGGGTTCCTTTATGGAGCGCATAGACGTTAACGCGCTAGGCGAGTTAAGGGACTACGACGTACACGCTTTGTACAACCACGACTACGACCGCGTACTAGCTAGGTCCAAATACGGCGAAGGCACCCTAAGCCTAGAGCAAGACCAGGAAGGCTTAAAGTTTCGCTTTGATTTGCCCGATACGTCAACTGGTAACGAGGTACGCACGCTAGTAGGTCGCGGCGACGTGGACCAGGCAAGCTGGGCATTTACCGTTAAAAAAGAACGCTGGGAGAACGTACGCAGCGAAAAGCCAACCCGAGTAATCGAGCAAATCGGCGAAATGTACGACATCAGCTTAACCCCGCGAGGGGCTAACCCCACTACGTCCGTAGCATTACGGTCGCTAGAAAAGGCCTTACAAGAGGCAGAACCCGAACAATTAACCCAAAACCCCTCAACCGTGGAAAATCACGAAAACGAGGCAGAAACAAGAGCTAACACTTTTGTAGATGCATCAGCTGTACAAGGTCAGCTTTCAAAGAGCGAAGCTCGCAACCTTGGAAAATTCAACATCATTAAGGCTATCAACGAAGCCCGCAATGGTAAACTTACTGGCGTAGAAGCCGAAGTAAACCAGGAAGGCTTAAGCGAAAAGCGCAGGCTCGGAGTTGACGCTCGCGACATGCACGCTATCAACATGCCCGAAATGCTTTTTACCCGTACACAGTCAGTTACTGGCGGTACTGGCGGAAACCTTGGCGGCGACTTGGTATTTACCGAGCCAGGACGTTATATCGACTTTTTGTACCCTAACACACCTACGCTTGGCCTTTGCTCAATCGCAGAGAACCTAGTAGGTAATATCGACTTTCCTAAGCAAACGTCTAGCTACACGCTAAACTGGCAGACCGAAACCGGAACCGACACCGTTCAAGACATCAACTTTGATAAAGTTACTATGTCGCCTAAGCGTGCCGTAATTTCTGCGTCTATGTCAAACCAACTGCTGCGCCAAGAGTACAGCCGTGGAATTGAGCAGCGCGTAATTCAGCAGCTCAACCTTTCATTTAACAAAGGCCTAGAGAACGCCGTACTTAATGGTACTGGCTCATCTAACCAGCCTAGCGGTATCTACACTGAACTAGCAGCGCAGGCTTTGGCCCTAGGTGCTATTTCTTTTGACGACCTAGTAGACATGGAAGCTGCACTAGCTGCAAGCGACGCACTAGCCGGTAACCTTGCTTACGTTACTCACCCTAACGTAGTAGCCAAGCTAAAGAAAACCAAAGTAGACGCAGGTAGCGGACGCTTCCTCGTTGAGGGCATGCTGGACCCAGTTAAGACTGCCAACGGTTACAATATCTTTAATACCACGGTTTCTAAAAAGACCACTGGTACTCCCGATACCTACGGCTTACTTTTCGGTAATTTCGCAGACGTTCAAATCGGATTTTGGGGCGGTGCTACTTTAATGGTAGACCCTTACAGCCAAATGAAGTCCTCAATCGTGGAAATCTACGTAGAGCGCTTTATGGACGTAGCCGTATTGCGTAACGCATCTTTTGCTCTAGCAACTGACGTAACTATCTAAACAAATGGTAACGGTTAGCAGCTATACTCCTATTGCGGTAAATCTTACCGAGGTAAAGGCCTTTTGCCGCGTAGACGGTAGCGCAGATGACGCGCT